TCAATCTTGTAAAAATGCTGTTCCCGCGCCGAACTTGCCACTTTCTTCATCGTATTGGAAGTCGAACTCATGCTCACCGTTGGTTCCATCTTCGATGGAAACGTCGGAGCGGAGACCTAAATAATCCGGGCCAAATGCCAGAACGTCCGATAGAGTTCCCACCTTCGTTTCCGCGCCAGAGGTGTCGAGAATTTTAGTGTTGTGGAGGTCGACAGTAAAGACACTGCCTTCCGGTTTTTTCAGAGGAATAGCAGGCAGGCTGCGCCGGGGATAGATACGCAGGTTCAGTCGTGGTCGGGAACCAGGCGATAAATTTATGTATGTCGCGGTGTCTACAACAGACTGAGGCGTGAAACCAACATCGGTCGGGGTGCGGTCGCCACGATCACTTTGCGAACGGAAGACGATATTCGGACCGCCCACAAAAATCACTCCGCCTTCGGGAATGGTTGCCGTGCCGCCTACGGGCAGATCGCCAACTGCCCCAGCGCCGATGCCGCCGCCCCCGCCGTTTCCGGCTGCAATCTCGTTTGCCGGTGGCCAGGTGTCCGTAGGTGGCAAAGCCGCCGGCCAGAAGAAACGATACTTTTCCATTGTGCCCGCTGCTACTGGCAGCAGGCACTCGAAATCCACACAATTCTCAGCTGAGTTGTAATTGGCCTTCTCGACAATCGCTGTAATACTACCATTGGCTACGTAAGGATCAGCAAAATCCAACATCACGGCGTCGAACGTTTCCAGATTCAGCTTGTTCAAGAAGGTCTTGAACTTGATCCTTTTCCAGGTGTTTGACTTGCGAATTAGCCAGAACGTCGCACACTTATATATAATGTCAGGCTGATTGTAGATGTAGAAATCATACTCCTGTTCCTGCGTGCCGTACCTGGCTACATTGTTGCGCAATATGATCGACTTTTCGTTGGTCTCTTTCGACCGGTCCGAGAGTGCGGCCAAACTCAGCCGCCATTTTATCACCATCTTTGTCACAATGTCTTCCGTACTGGTCAATTCCACCTCAATGCCTTTTTCGGCGTCAATGTCGCTTATAGTGATTGCATCGACCGACGTTGGTTCTTCTGGCAGATATTTCAAATAGAACACACCGTTGCTTATCCAGATAGCTGAGCGTGCCTGAAAGGCAATCTCTTGCAGCACTTCAAGCGTGTTCTTCCTTTCTAAAATAGGAAAATTCGCTGGAAATGGCTGGAGTTTCTCTTGAACATAGTCAAAGGAATCTATATCCCAGGTCAAGTCCGTATAATTTGCGATGATATACTTGAGAATTTCCACAATGTCGGGGCCGACGTTGGACTCGAAGGTCACATACAGATCGTCGCTCCAGCCTTGATCCGTAATGGAACTAAGCGGCTTGGCAACCGTGACTTGAACGGCAGTGACGGTGCCATAAGTCTTTGTTGCGATCGTGTAAAGGTTGGTGGGCACGTCCACCAGCCTGCGCTCGCCGGAAAGTTGCTTGTAGGCTTTTACTGCCAGCACCGTGCCGGGCACAATGGAAATGATATAGGTGATGGGTTCGTCCTCGGCAACTGTGACCGTAGCCCCGGCGTCGGTCCAGAACTGTTGCGCGACAGGCTCGGTGTCCATCTCGCTAACTGTGGCGTCCCTCGTGGTAATTAAGACACCTTCGTCAATGACGTACTCGCCTCCCATAATACCGTTGTCATTGCCGCAGCCCTTTGGTACTTTTGTCTCGTATCGGTAGTAAGTTCGCTGAGTGACATCTGCGCAAACCGCCGGTTCTTGCGTCTTACTTGCATAGGCGCTGACGGCCGTTGCATCATCGGCGGGGTGTTGACGACTATCCACGTAAAATAAATTACCTGCAAAGTGGCCAGTAAAAAGGCCGCCGCCAATATTGATGGTAACGGTGCGGCCTTGGGGAAAATCCTCTCCGCCGAGGATGTTGATCGGGTTGGCACCTAGTCCTTGGGAGTTGGCATCGTCGATCTGTTGCTGCCGACGTGCAAGGGCGCAGGCTTGTTGCTTACTGCGGTTTGCGGCGGCCTCAATCATTTGTTGCTGCAAGGTGTCGATTTGTTTCTGGATATCGGCAGCTTTCACAGCATCTATTGGCTGGTGGCCAAATGGTGCCCAGCAGTCCTTGGCCTTTTTAAGATGGTTAATCTGCACCACCATCTGAAGCAGGCTTGAAAAATATGCCGAATCGTCGGCACCATCGGGCAGCTTTGCCCAGAGATCGAGGCCGCTGAGAATGCCAGCGCCGGTCAGAGTGGTGCCGGTCACGGCCTTATTGACTTGCAGTGTGGGGCAGTTCATCACCTTGCCGAAGATCATGGGCCAGGCCTTGCCAACCATGTCTGCCGGCAGGTATGGGAATTGGCCTTCTTCCGCGCTAAAGCCGATCTCTTTGTCTTCCAGTTGCGAAAGAATGGTGAAGCTAAAGGTGCGGTCGCGTTCGTTCCAGACGATCGGTGACGAGACTTTACCGCTAAATAGCAGAAATTTATCAGTGAGATCAAGGCCGCTAAAATACTGATAAACTCGCGCTGTCCGCTTGTGGATGTCGTGTGCGTCGAAGATGGCCTTTATTGTGCCGTCTGTGTCGTCCAATATGAGGGAAAGTTCCTGCGAACCGCTGGAATTGCTGACATTAATAATATTGTCTAAATCCCCAAGCTCGACGATTCGGCCGGGAATCGATCCCACGGTCCGATCCGCATATGCCGAGGTGCTTCCGGCAACCCAATCTACCTCGATAATAATTATTGATTCGTTGCCGTGGCGCTGTGCCAGTTTTGTTAAGCCCGCCTGGGAAATGTTCCTCATCGCTCGACTCCCTCAAAATCTAAATCTATTGTCTGCACTTCACCGCGCGGCATGGGGCTGATCGCAGGGGCAGCCCGCTCGGGCGTGTCAAACTCAAAAGGATTGTTTGTGAAATTACCAATCCACACCCGGCCATTATGGTCGATGATTTTTACATACGAGGCGAAGTAGGCATAGATAAAGGTCCTTAGTTCAAGGGCCTTGTTACGAGTAAGTCTAAACGACCATTTTAATTTTCGTCGGTTGTTCTTTCGCTTGACGTAGGTGTATCGTGTGCCGTCCATTGCTGTCTTGCGAGTTACGGACGCAGTAAGCCCCTCTTGGTCGCTAAACTGCGGATTGGACAAAAGCGTGGTAGTCTGAAGCAGCGGATAAGGGGCGGAAAGCTGAAACATGGGCTATATATATAATTGATTAACTATGCAGGAACCAATTCGCCCTCGAACTCAAAGCTGGCCGAAAAGCTGTCTGGACCGTCCTGAACCACGGGATCATCGGGCGTGGTGACCACTCCTCGCCAGTATCTATGCTCCCAATCCATGAGGCCGACCTCCTCGCCCAGATGGCCGTCCAAAAAATCGAGCAGTTGTCTGGCTTTGACAGTTGGCAAACCGGAAAAATTCAATACTAGGGTCTGAATCTTGGGCCAGATCGGATCAGCATAGACAATAAGCGTTCCACCCCTAGTCTCGCGAAGGACACGATTGAAGCTGAGCCGATCTTTGTTACCGAAATCAGGCGCTCGCAAGGTTACATAATCAGTCGCATCGCCTGTGGCGGGATATAGAAGTTGGAACGGGGTTGTTATGCCCTCCAGTGGTCCAGCCAACGTAGCAGGTGGCGGCGCTGGTGCATTTGGCGATCCCTCGCCAATGAATGGATGATATTGATATTGGATGTCACCTTTAACAATAGTGAACGTTACCGACTGAGTGAGCGTTAGGGCCGATGCCGCACTACACTTACGAACAATCGACGCTGCCGCCTCCGATGTCAACTCCAACTCGGACTCAAGCGGCTTGCAAGTATCAATCGCGGCAGTCTGTGAAAACGCAAGCCAGGTTGAGGCGCTAGCTGCTTGATTCTTATCGACACCATCGATTAGTGCGATTATGTTCTCGGCGGACAGATTAATCGCGGTCGGTTTGACGCAGACGGCGCTGGCCGTTTGCATCAATGGAACTACATTGCCAGCTTCCAATGATAACGGGCGTGCTAGTTCCGCCGAATCGTTAAGCCCAACAATGACCTCGACAAGTCCAAGTGTAGCGGGCGAAAATTCCCAATGAGTTTCCTGCAAGACACTTTCGGCCGACAAATGCCAAGGCCGGCTGACTGCCACGCCTTGGAAAAGCAAAAGTGGAGTTTCCGCCGCTACATTGAATGTATGAAAGGCGGTGCAATCCTGTTCGATGTCAAGCACACTTTCGGCATCAAGCTCATACTCGCGTCCATTTGCTCCAATTGCATTCTGAATAAGAGTTAGGGTGCTTTGGGCGGATAAATTCAAAACAACTGCGGCACCAACTGCCTGTTCCAGGTCAAGAGTATTTTCAGCAGAGAGAATATGGATGCCGCCCAGCATCCCAACGGCTTCATATTCCAAGGCAAGCGTGTTATCGGCGGAGGCCGTAAGCATGGTAGTTAGCAAGACCGTATGGTCCAGCGATAATGCACAGGACGCATTGCGCGCAAACACAGCTTGATATCTGGCGGATTGTGTAAGCGATAGAACGCTATCGGCGGAAACATTGATGATACCGGCGTCGCTTTCACCTTCTTCATTGCCTAAGGCAGGGCGCATATTGCCCAGTGTCGAATTGGCGGTGCCAAGCCTGCCGGTAATAGAACCGGTTAATGGACCCGGAGCATCTGCGCCAGTAAAAGCAAGCAGATTATTGCCCAATCGGGAATCAAAGCCGCCCAATGCCCATGCCGGAGATGCATGAGGCACGAACTCTGCTTCACACACGGCTGAATGCGTAAGCAACAATAAGCTTTGGGTCCAAAGGTGTATGACCTTCGGGCTATCTGGTCCGCTAAGAGCAAAAAGAACATTCCCCAGCATCGAGGCAGATATGCCAAGCTTACCGCTCATCATACCCGTCGAGGGCAAAGCATCGTCTAAACAGGCAAAGGCCGGCGGCATATTGCCCAGTTGGGAATCAGCAGTGCCCAATTTGCCGGTTTGTGTCATTGTTTAACTCTCTTCCCAATGAACCAAACTCATGGAAACCTTTTGGCTGTTGTTGGTAGGATCGATGAAGATGCCGAATTGGTCTGGATCATTTTGTATTTCGACTACTCGCAGGAAATTAACTCCATCCGCCGAACTGGATATTCTTTGTTTATTTCCCAGAATTTCCAGCCGCCACCAGATAATTTGTCTAGGCCAGAATTTATAATTAGTAAAATTATCCGTTAGTTTCACTGTTGGAGAACTATATCTGCAACTGCGCTGGGAAAATTGATCCGTGGGTTGTTCAGAACCAAAGGTCGTAATATAGCCGTCACTATCACCGCCAATTTCACGAAAACAAAAGCCCATGTAAGAGACATTGCTTACGATCCCGTTAAAAGTGTAAGCCATTGTGATTGTCACGGGCCATTTCGACGGATATCGCACATATACGCGAAGTTGCGGATTTGTGGCATCAAGATCAGGGTCTTCCAATATCAAAGTGCTGCCCGTATGCGTAGCCGTGGCATTACCTTGATTTACCCATATCCAGCCAGTTTGAGGCGGCGCTTTGAGACGTTTATATGGCCCATACTTGTGCCAGGCCGATCCATCATCGTATTCCAGAAATAATCCATCCGTGGGCAGAAAAAGGCGTCCCTTGACTCCGGCTGACGGCTTATTGTCGTAAATGTCGGAGATGAACCGATTGGCGACCCGTGCTTCCAAGCTGCCCTTAGTCAAAAGATGAATGACATTCGCGCCACTGCCGTGCGTGGCCGCAGTGGTGCCCTCAACCCCGCGAATAATCGTAAAAGTATTTCCGGCCACGGCGGTTACAATGAGCAATTCGTCATCAATTTTTATACGGAAATTCCCCGTGGCCGGAAACGCAGTGGCGTCAACGACTGAGCAACTTGCGGCGGTGGCCGTGGTGATGGCAGCCGAAAGAGTAGAGACTGCCTGATTGGCAAAAGCTTCCATTAGTATTGCTTCCAATGAACAGTGGTGCTGCCAAGATAAGAAGTGTATGAATATTGATAAGCCTCAAGAAATAGCCCGATATGGGTCGGAGTAAGATAATCTGTTCTGGAGAGGCTGACTAATTGCGACCAAGAATAACCATCTATGGAAACTGAAATCTTCCGATTAGTATTGTCGTCCTCATATTTCAACCAAATAAGATTGACGTGCTGGGAAGGATAATTACCCGAGGGCCAACCTGTTATTAAGCTAGCGGCCGCAGTGGGTGAGGTGTAATTGTAGCCGCGAAGATATGGATATGCTTCATATAGGCCGTAAGTTTGCAATTTGGCGGAGACGTTATCATAAATGCAAAGCCCGCCGACAGTAGAATAATAATAATCCCCTCTGAATACATAAGGGATAAAAGCCATTTCCACGATAAAGGGCGGAGCGGGGTAATTCTTTACTATTGCTCGAACATTAGTGGCACTTATCGTGCCCAATGTTTGCATGAAAATCGCCCCCTTATTATCAACAGCGGTCGCAGATCCTTGATTCACCCACGTGGGAAAGTCTGAAACCTGCGGGGGCGTAAGCGACCAAAGCGGCCCAAACTTCTCCCATGCGGAACCGTTGTCCCGTTCAAAATAAACGGCGTCCGTTGGAAGAAATATGCGACCCGGCACTCCAGCCGCCGGTTTATTTACGGAAGCATCATAAACAGCTAGATCGTTCTGGTCATGGGCGTCAAGCGCACCTACGGTCAATATGTGGCGCACTAGTGCGTCGTCGGCATGAGAAGTGGGAACAGTGCCCTCCGCACCGCGCGTCACTGTAAAATTCAAACCACTAACGCCAGTAACCTTCATAATCTCGCTGTCAATCAGAATGCGAAAATCACCACCAGTAAAGCCCATTGCACTGTCCACGATGATCGTGTTGACTGCATTGTCAATCGCGCCGTTAAGCTGTGTGCTGGCTAAATTTTTGAATCGCTCCATTATGATTGACTCCAATGCAAAAAAGAGACAACTCGCGGTATACCATACGAGGTTTTCCAACTGTTGGCGAATACTCCGACCTGATCGGCCGTGATGAATGTCGTTCGAGATTGTGGAGGTGCAATCGGCTCAAAACTCAGGCCATCATTGGAGATTTCAACCAGTCGATTTGTCCCGTCATCGCCAAAACGCAGCCACAAGGGATAATGCCTCGGTGCCCTAAAATTTAGAATACTGAATGATACAGTGGTTGGATTTGTCCATTGTTGTGAACGAAAATACAGCGAATAATATTGACCCGAATTAAAACCATAAGCAATGATCTTGCCCGAGCCGCTTTCCCGCCAACAGACGCCGAATTGCTCGACATCCCCAGCAGTGTAATAATGGCTTTGGGCCAACATGGCCACTGTTATCTTATAAGGAGTCGCGGGAGCGGACTTGACAAGCAAGCGTAAACTATCAGCGGATGCCACTGCCTGCGGTTCAAGGACCATCATGCCGCCACGACTGGTGACCGTCGAAGTACCCTGGTTGACCCATGTGAAATCGCCAATGACCGGCGGCGTCATGCGCCAAAAAGGCAGTGAATTCCAAGCCGAACCGTCGTCTTGGGTAAGGAAACCATCGGTCGGCAAATACAGCCGCCCTGCCTGTCCGGGCGCATCGCGGTTGACGATTGAGCCGGCGGCGAACTGCTCGATGTCCCGCTGAGCCAAGGCACCGACCGTAAGTACATGAAAGACGGCTGTATCAGCACCATGGCTTGCAGCCGAAGTCCCTTCCTGTGCCCGTGCAATAGTAAATGTCCGGCCTTGCACGTCGGTGACCAGCATGATCTCACTTTCGACGATGATGCGAAAGTTGCCGCCAAGGGGAAATCCAACAGCCGACTTGACCGTCAGGCTGAGATCATCACTGTCAATCGCTCCGGCCAGCGACGAGAGTCCGCCATTTGCGAATCGTTCATAAGCCATTGTGATTCCTCAAGTGCTACGCACTGACCGTATAAGTAACTTTGAGTTGGTCGCCAGTATTGATAGGCACGTCGCCGGTAGTGAACAAGGCAGTCGCCCATAAAATTGCACCTGCCGCATGGTTGCCTTTATTCTGTGAACCGGCGGTGCCGCCTGCGAGGAAAAGGCCCTTTACCGTGCCACTGGCAGTGATATCGAAGATCACTGGGCTGGCGTTGGTGATGGCTTGGCTGGCCGCCGCGCCCTCGGTCCACTGCGGCCGAGTGCTGGCGCTGCCTCCGTTGGCCGCGTCTGTGTAGTCGGTGAATTCGTCCCAACCGTTGCCGGTCTGGTTGATATTTTCATAGGTGTCTGTGGCGGCTAAGGCCGTGTAGCCGCTATTGGCGATCATGCCCAGATACCACGTCGTTATTGCCGCAGTGGCATGAAACATAACATCCAATAGCTTGTTTTTGCCTTCGTTCGTAATCCCGTTAGGAAATTCGTATTGGCCGACTTTTTCACCGTTGCGAAAATGTTCGACCACAAACCGGCCTTGTGGTAGGAATAGGTTTTCAACCTTGCGGACACGGACCACACTGCAACCCGCCCTTTGATGAATGTTCAATCGCTTGCTGTTCATGGATGCTCCTCTATAGGTAAAAAGGTTATAAGATTGCTGTGCCGCGCCGCAGCTCACGGCGCAATTCCGTGGCAATGGACCGGGCTGTTTGGCGGCTCGATCCGCCGCCGGACACGGTGACGTTGATGTCGCCGATGTTGGTCACGCTGCCGCCCTCGCTGCGAAAGGCGGGCTTGATCCCGGCATTCATCGCTATAAGCTGCGATGCAAAACGCCTAGACGAAGCGGCGTTAATTACGAATTCTCCTGGCGAGAGCATTGCCGGAATTGAATCAGTGCCATGAGGTGCAAAACCGCCGCCGTCAAAGAAATGGACTGAGCCGCCTTTGGCCAAACGTTGAATCAATCCGCCAACAGAGGCAAATTGGGACTCAAGACCATACCCATCGCCCGTAATCGCCAAGGTGGCGTTGCCTGCAGCATTAGCGACTGCTCCCCAAGACGCGGCCAAGGTGTTTACACTGTCGATGACCTTGTTGATGGCGCTGAATTGGTCGTCAATGATTGCCTTCGTCGTGCCCTCGGCGTCCTTCTTGCGATTAATCTCCTCGACCTGCTGCTTAATTGCATTTAGCTCATCCAGATTCTCGTCTTTGGGTATTACGTTTCCCTTTTGCTGTTCCAAGATCGTCTTGCGCTGAAGCAAGGCTTCTCGCATTGTGTTTAGCGCCTCAGCTATCCGGGCGCGATCAGTCGGGCCAAAGAAGGTCTTTCCCAGGTCAACGGCCTGCTGGTCCGTGTTTAGCTTGCAAAGATTCTGGTCGGTGATTTCAAGGCTTTTACTCAATTGGTCATATTCGACCACTAATGACCACAGCTTGGTGCGCTCCTTGAGTATGTCAGTTGCCTTTTCTTGACCCAGTTGATGAACATCAAAGTTCGTTAATGTTCCGCTGAATTGGTCAAAGGTTTTATGGGCGGCCTGATATTCGTCTGTAACCGCCATCAAACCGGCAGACAACAGCGGCTGTTTGATAGCCCGGGCCGTGGCCTCATTGAGTTTCTTTTCATAGGCGTCGATCACCTTTTGCAGGCCGTTGGAGAGAATGTCCAATCCCGTGACCTTTTCAATCTTCACCAGCACAGGGGCTTGCAGTTTTACAAGATCAAGGTGCTTCTGGAACTGATCGAACATGCCGGCAATCGTTCTGGGCGCGGCCTCGACCTTTTCGAGGTTCATGCCGGCTAGCATCATCTCAGCCTCGCGCCTTAGCGACTGAAAAGCCTTTGGATCGCCTAGAAAATTCTTGGTGAAATCCTCTTCGCTATATTGCCTTAGCTTCTGGACGAAACTGGCAATCAGCTTCTCGGCGTCGCTTAGATCGCGTTTGAATTGTTCCTTGCCCTTAAACTGGACTGTTCCCTCGGCGTCTTTGGTCGTGGCCTTGAGCTTTCCTTCAATAGCCTCCCGCATCCCCTCCAATTCCAGATTGTGGGCCTCGGCCTGATGCGCCCGGTTTTCAGCCTCCTTGGCGACTTGCTCTTGGGTCTTGATTTGCTCCTTCAGCGCGCCTATCCGCTTATTGTCCAGATCAAGCAGCACCCACTCCGCCTGTCTAAGCAATTGCGCATCACCGATTTGCTTGGCAATCTCCTGTGTCTGCTTGGCATAGCCTTCGGCGTGCTTCCAAATCGTGTCGGCGATTTTGTCCTGATCGGATGACTTTGCCGTGCCTTGGAGTTTTGCGGCTTCAGAAGAAAATTGCTCCGCCTGGTGCTTATAAATTGCAAACTGTCGTTCAAGGTCAATGCCGAGTTTTGAAATCCATTTAGTAAGTTCGCGGTCGGCGATATTCCGTTGAATTTCCGCAATCTCGCGGGGGATTTCAGCAGCCTTATTTGATGCCTCCTCGGCCGCCGAGAACCACTCTTGGGTCATCTTCTGGCGCAACTGCATGATCCGGTCGAAGGCCATTTGGACCACCCGCTCTTCGATCTTCAAGGCGGATTTGAAATTCTCCGCATCTCGCAGGTACAGCTTGTTGGCCTCAGTGAGATATTGCCGCAGCCCTTTGATAAGCTCGTTATTCTTGCGGTCGTTCTCCCGGATCGCGGCCTCGGTTTGCTGCTTGCGGACCTCCAATTCCTGAGCGGCCTCTTGGCGCAGGGCCTCTTGTGGGGCTTTTATTGCGCCATAAATCCGTTCCCCCAGAATTTCTCCCAGTGCCTTAGCGGCGGGCAGGCCAATGAGAAATAATAGTGCGGAATTCAAGCCGCCGATTTCCAGTTTCGCCAGTCGAGCATGCGCGGCCATGCCTGCAAGGGCAAGTCCCATTGTCCCAAGGCCCGCCGCCATTGGACCTAATTGATTAGTGAAGGCCCGCAAGACCGGCACCATGCCGTCCGCACCGCCAAACACACCCATAACCTGTCTAACTGACTTGACAAGATCGGCTCCAAACTCGGCAGTGAAGAAATTCTTGATTTTGTTGAGTTCAACAGTCAGTTTCTCGGCGTCGGTGCTGGTAAATTCCTCAAACAGTTTGCGCAAAGTAGATTGATCGACCTCATGGAGCTTCTTTATCGCCTCGTCGTATTTTTGTGCGCCTGATTCGGCCAATCGTAACGCACCGGCCAGACCCCGCACGTTTTGGAACATAGTCGCCATCGCTGTGGCCGAGCCGTCGGTGGTTTTTTGCAACTGCTCCAGCGTGCCTTTAAGGCCCCAGGTGGCAATTGCCGCCTCACCAGAATCAACGCCGATGTGACGAAATGCCTCCTTCATCCCATCCGAAGGCTTTAATAAGGCGGTCATCACTCCGCGCAATTGCGTAGCGGCTTCGTTGGCCTTCACTCCGCCAATGGTCGTGGCAACAAGCGCGGCGTCCAATTCCTCCATGCTTACACCAAGCTCGTGCCCAATGGATTGGATGCGTCCCAAAGCCGTACCCAACTCGCCCATGCGCAGGCGGCCTAACTCAACAGTCTTGAAGAACTGAGCGGCGCGCAGTCCGGCCATGTCTGACGACTCGCCGTAGGCATTTAGCGCGCCAGTTAGAAGTTGAGCCGATTCGGCCAAATCTTGATTACTGGTCTTAGCAAGTAGGTTTGCCGCTGAAAGGATGTTCGCACGGTCGGCAGCAGTGACAAATTGATCGGAAATCGTCTGATACTGGGCCTCGGCAACTCGTGAAAGAGGTTGATTGAACGCATCTGAAAGCTGCCTGATATTGGCGGCGATTTGTCCAAAACTGCGATCAGGATCAATAGCCCGAATCTCACCTACCTGCTTGGAAAATTCCAATGCGGCGTCATAAGACTCTGTAAACGCATCGCGGACCATGTTCAGTCCGCGCACAAGGGCTTGAGTCTGGAGCACTCGGGCAAAGGTTTGCCAACTTAGAGTGACACTTTCACCTGATTTTTTGCCGGTCTGGCCAAGATTATTGATTGCTTGTTCCGTCGCTTGTGCTGCGCTGCCTGTTTTCTGAATGGAATCAAACCAATCGTTAAACTGTTTGGCTGCGTCTCCGCCTTTCAATAGACCGGTGGTAGGTAGCTCGCCGCGATAGACACGGCTGTTAAGAAGATTGTCAAAGGATGGGATAGAGATATTGCTGAATTTAGAAAAATGACTAAACGTCGATTCTGCTTCTTTGGTGATCTGTTTTAATGCCGCAACCGTCTTGCCGGCATTGTCATTAAAATAGTTGAGCCGGTTGACCGTCGTAGTCAACTGATTGCCAAAACCAACAAAGGCTTGATCGAGCCTTCCAAGCTCGTCAAGCGCCTGCTGGGCGTTTAATTCGATCTTTTGCCGAATTTCATCGGGCATAGATGCTATCCTGCACTTAGTTGCACGGTGTCCACAATGTTTTGCCAGCTAGGCAATTGAATGTCGTTGGCGGCAAAGCGCTCGAAGGCTCGCCGGCCAGCCTCTTGGAAGTGGTAAGGCCCCGGATTTATAAGATGAAAATACTGCTGGCCGGTTAGGGGATTGATGAATGTATTGGCGTTGTAATATTCGTTGATAATCAGATGCGGCAGCATGGTGCTGTAGCTGAAGCTATAAATTCCTGTATCAGGGTTGGCCTCGAACGTAGCCTCACCGTTATTGATTCCCAATTGGACCCGATTGGGTGCATTACCAACTGGAGATAGCGACAGCACGTACCCCACGTAACTGGCCAATGGCGAGAACGTGGCACGTGATGCTCCACTCCACACCGGTACGATCTCCGTGGCAGTGGCATGGAGCCAGATCATCCCTACCTGGGCAAGTGTTTCCGAAAGGTTTTCGTGGAGCACCTGTCGATAGCGATTGATATTTACACGAGGGACTTGAAACTTGGCTGAAAGGTGCATTGCTCGCTCCCTATGGCATCCGTGCCCCAGCAAGTTGAGCCGCACGATCATCTTCATCGTGGGTGCATGTCTGATCGAATGCCAGGATCAAGGCTTGCTGCCACGCGCTGCAATCCTCCCAACATTCAGGTATTCCTGGCGGGCGGACGCCGATGCGAACGCAGGCTTTCCAGATGGCATAGGTGCCGGTCCGATACTCTGGCCAGACTACGTGCCTGACTCCTTCGGCGTCCCTTGTAGAAAAACCTCGCGGGCCTTCGAGAGCTTGGCTTCGTCCAGGCAGTTAGCCTCAAGCACCAGCCCCAAAACGCGATTGCACTCGACCTCTGAAAGCCCGGCGTTCTTAAGATCCGTTTCCCAATTGGTCCAAGTCGCCGGATTGTCAAGCTTCACCGCGTCCCATTCGATCTGGCTGGGAAGCAATGAATGCACGACGATGTATGCCATCCGCCGTTTCAGATAGCCGGCCAGAACAGTCTTATAATCCTGGTCGTCCGTGTCGGCGATCACGCCATCCCTGGTGGTCTTCTTGGGCGGGATCGGTTCGGGGCAGAGTTTCTTGAACTCCTCCATGTCTTTCAGCCCGCTGGCGCGAAATACAATCCGTTCGTCCCCACGCGGAAGCACGAAGATTTCCTCAACTGGCAAAGTTTTGGGATCAATTCCGCCAATCTTCATAACATATAGCTCCTAAAGAAAGGAAGTGAAAAGACAAAGAATGAGTGGTTTCAGCGATGAAGCGGCACCACTTCGATAACCGTCTTACAGGCCGAGGAGTTTTATAAATTACGCCGCGCGAGTGATAATAGGCTCAACGGCATTGCACTTGCCGGAAAATGCCACACTCGCATCTTTGATATTGAAATCACGTTTTTCACTGCGGAAATCAGGGAAGAGATACGTGGTCTGACCCACTGGACCGCAAGGCGGATTGTGTTCGATCACAATATCCACTGAGTAAGGTTCGCAAGAGGAGATGGATGTCGAGACCCACTGGCTAGCCGCATCAATTCCCTTTAAAGCCTCGATGGGCGTAATCGGCTCACCTGCCTTGGACTTGATGTGTTCGAAAACACCGTTTAACGATAGCTCCAACGGCACGTCATTGCCCTTACGAACTGTGTCCAGATGGCCGCGATCAAGATCGTACTTGTACTCATCGGCTTCGGACCACTTTGCATCACCGTCGCCCATCTTGATTTCAATCCGCTGCGATTGAAATGTCACCGTGGCCCCGTCCGCATAAGTACCAGCCCCAAGAGCCGGTGTAAAGACGATGTTAGTTGTGGGACTGGTGCCAGTCGGAGTGCGCGCCGTGACCGTGTGAACAGTCTGTGCAGTCTCACCCGCAACCGTAAAGCGAGCGCCGATTGGAACAAGATCAGGGTCGGTCGCATTCAAGACAATAGTGTCGATGTCGAAGTTTGTATCGCTTTCGGCCGGGGGCGTAGTCGGTTCATTCACCAAGGCCGTGCCGGCCAGTCCGTCTTGGATATAGATATTACAGTCACGTAGTTCGATCCTCCCCATAGTGTTTATCTCCACTTGATAGAAGGTTTACCGTTCATAAATTTCCATCACGTAGCGGGCGTCGATTTCGGTTTGTTTGAGCTTTTCAACGAGATCGGTCTGGCCGAAATTCATTACCCGCACATCCTGCCCAGGTCGCGGTTTGAGACAGCCCAAAAACTTTTGCATTTCGGGCTGGCCTTCGACGTAATCGCCTGGTTCTCCTCCGTAGTTCCATACGCCGATGGGCATGTCCATTGCCTCGTGGAATGTGCCCGCATATATGAGAATGCCGTATGCGTTTTTCGAGTCGCCGTCGTAACGGCTGGTCAAGAGCACGTTGACGTCGACGTAGACCCGAAAGTAGTTTTTGCTTAACTCTTGAGTGAATGGCCCAGTGATGCGGATTTCAGCGCGGTCGGTGGATCGCATGAAGCTTTCAGTGCGTTCATCCAGGTGCTCGACCAATATAGGCAGGTTTTGCTCCAAGGCCACTTGCTTTAGATAATTGGCCACGGAAGCAAATATCCATCGCGCCCAGTCTTTCTGAGCCATCATGGCACCTCGCCCACAAGTTCCTTGGCCGTAATGATCCAGCCTGAATCGAACTCAAAGGATTCAACTTTGCTGATTTGATACTTTCGTCCCTGGTATACGATCCAATCGTCCGCAGTAAGCGTAGTCAGTCCCGGCGCGTCCTTGCGGTCCACAATAAACTCACGAACATTCGAGTCGTGAGCGCCCCCGACGGGAAAATCCTTATTTGCTGAAGATATTGCCGGCATCCTTACCCGCGACCAACCAGCAGGCAGGATAATTGCCCGATGGATATGATTTACACTGGTTGTCACAACCTTCTGGCCAGTTTTCACATCCGTCTGCGAATTCACCAGTTTGTAAATATCGATTGGCCCACCATAATCCCGCTTGAGCTTATAGAGGACCAATTGCGACATCCGTTGAAGTTGCGTAGCCATCACACTGATTCCTTGCGATGCTCTGCCGCATCCTCGATCAACTGGTCAAGGATGCACCGTTCTTCCTGCCCAGCCAGAACAGCCAGCCGGTCTATCACCTTTTCCAGCCGTATCATCACGGCTGTGTTCTGTGCAATAACTGTGGCGCATCGTTCAATCATGGGAAGCAATACTTCCTTTTGCTCTTTTTCCAGGGCTTCCACCCGGTCTTGCAGACGATTCTCCCTGCGCCAGTCCTTCCAAAGGAAGAAGACCAGCACAAGAAGCGCCGGGCCGAACACCGGTCCCCATTCCTTCAAGAGCGTCAGTGCGGAAGACACGTCCATCGTTGTTCCTCCTAGAGAGGGTCGCCTGCCCAAGTTTTGCTTGGGCAGGCAGCCTGATTAGCAAACAGATTAGCCCAACAGCGGGACGCACAGCGCGCTATCAAGTACAGCAACGCCAGCCAACAGATCGCATTGAACCTTGGTGCCGCCCTCGTCCATGTCGTATTGCATGAGTACTCGCATTCCGACGCCGTTGTACTCGGCAATGCCGACCTTGACGCCGGACCCCGGATCGGGCGGTGCTAACGGTCGGGTGACCAAGGCCAGGGCGTTTTGATGGAAAAGCATATTCAACGACCCGTATGGGCCGGGATAGGCTTCCGCCTCGTCCGCCACTGCGTATTCCAGCGGCCGGTCGAGAAGAATCGAGCACGTCGAGCCGGCATCTTCGGACTCGATGATTGTATAAACGTGCCTAGTGGAAGTGCCGAAGGCAATCAACTGTCCGACTTGCGGTGCCTTGCCAGCCGTGTAACTCTTGACCATAATGGCCTTGCTCCAACCAGCCGGATAGGATGACAAATCGCCACCTTCCACCGCGCACTTTTTGTAGCGGGTGGCGACTGCGTTGTCCAACGTGGCGTATTTGTTGGCCTCGTTGAGCGTGAAGGTATCCGTGTCCTTGGCCGACACCCAGGTCGGCTGATCGTTGCCCGCGACCACCAGATACTCTCCCACCGATGCAAGAGCGCCGATTCCTGCGCAAGCCTGCGCGCCGTTGTATTCCGTCGCATACGGCTCAGTGACGGTGTGAGTCGCAATATCAGCGCCGGTCTGGATGCAGTTGACGTTCTGATCCATGTAGGTCGCAAAGCCCAGAATGTCGCCAAGCCGGGCTGTCCTCAGAGCGAGTCCGCCATCCCCGCGTTCATTGGCTTTGACGAATTTGTCGCATAGCAACATGGATGCCTTGGAGGCCGCCGAAAGAACCAGGTTGCGGCCATCAACCGGAGCCTTATTGACGTTTAAAACCTTGTCCAGTTCCACCGCGCACTCGTAAGCGTTGGCGGCGGTGAGATTGTTCAACCGGCCCACGCGCTTTGCCGGCGTGCCGAGATAGGCGTGAATGCGTCCCAAAAGCACGCGGTCGATACTTGTGGCAATGGCTTTCATCGCCGGGCGAAGGTAAAGCGTCACCAAGTCCTTAAAGGCCATAGAACCTTCGCCATCCCGGACCACGAATTTTTGGACAAACCATTGATTCAGAGTTACCGGGATGTCGGCGGCGATGATGCTTTGCGCGGCCACCGGCGATCCATCGGTCTTTCGGCGAATCTTGAACTCGCCGGGCTTGTGTGTATGCACCGTCTCGCCCACTCGGGCGACTGCCGGAGAAAAATCACGGTGAACAAGATACGGGGCTACCATGTTCTCCTCGAGAATGGCCACGCCTTCCGCCGCCCACATTTGCGGAATCAACGCGCGCACGTCGTTTTCATAGCACGCCAACTGCACTGGGGATTCATACAAAGGATTCATTGATGTCACACTCCTAAGAAGAAACTTTGTCTTTGACCAAATCCAACCCCTGATACACTCCTATAGACCGAGCCACTCAGGGTGCTCCGCTCGAATCTTGCGATACAGCTTCGGGTCTTGGGCAATCCGCTCCAAATCGAGGCTACCTTTCGCGCCCGGCATCAGGCCACCGGTGGCCGAATTCGCTCCGATCCCCGACCTGACATTGGATTTGAAAAGATTCCCGTACAAAACGGGAACGTCTTTCATGCGCTTCACAGCGCCGTCGGGTGTATGTTGAGTGACAATGGGTTTGTTGTCATCGGTGGAAAGATCGTCCAAATCCACCACCACTTTGTAATGGCCGGTTCCCTTGCTGGTTTTTTCATCCACTTCCTCCACCATCTTCGACATCGGCCTGAGCAGCCGGACGACCTGCTGGGCGTTGTAGGCGTCGTTCGCCACGGCCGCGTCTTGCAATGCACGTATGATTTGTGACTCGCGGAAGCGGCCTTCCCAGTCATGGGCGCGTTTTTCGACATCTGCCAGCCGACCGGCGTACTGGTCCTCTAACTGCTTTTTCTCGTGGGCCAACTGCTGCTCCTTGGTTCGCAATTGCTTGCGCACATCCTCCAAGGATTCCTCCAGCCGGGCGCGGTCGGCGTCGCTAAGGTTCTTGTTTTCCAACATTTCGTTGTATGTTTTTTCCGCCCGTTCCAATTGAGTTTTATACTTGGCCTCTGTCTTCCGCCGGTCCTCGGCTACGAATTTGTTGACTTCCTCCTGTGTGAATGTGCGGCCTGGTTCGACAATCTTATCCGGCTCAACGGCCTTATCTGTTTCAAGATTCTGATCCTGTTCGTTCTCGCCCTCGTAACAAGCCAACGCTACCGGAGATAAATACCAATCAATGCACATAAAAGTTCTCCTGAGAAAAAGAAATTTGTTTGTCGCTAATTCCAGGTGAATCAGCAAACGATAGTGACCGAATGGTCAAAAATGATTAACTAATGCGGCTCAATTTGATTTCATCCGCGTCGCGCAAGAACAGGCGGATAAGCCGCCAGGCCATCGCGTTTGGCACGCCATTGACGATATGTTCGATAGGGACGTGCTCACGCGAATAGGTCGTTTTCACCGACGAATAGCCTTGGCTTGAGATCCCCAAAGCCTCCAACTCCAACTCCGGATCTTTGCCATCCAGAAGCGAATGGGCGATTTCATAGCACGCCCGGCAAATCGCTTCGGGCACTTCGGTGTCAATGCCGCGAGGAAACTCTAATGCTTGTGCTGCTTCGGCTGCTTGAATCTCAACGGTCGTCGCCTGTGAATTCTGCTGCAACAATTCATAAACTGGATGCTTATGCCCTTTGAAGTTCAGGGTGTCAATAATCTGTGTAGCTGCCCAAAGGGCCTTCGGACGATCCGCCGGATCGGCATTGGACCAAGCTGACTCATGCAGCCGATTGGCAAAGTATTGATTGGCTTCATCAAGCGTGCCGTAGTAAGTCGTATCGATTGCCATTTAATCGCCTTACACTGAAAGCCATGAATATTGACTGCCAGAACTGGCGTCTGTTTTTGTGATAGCAACTGTGCAGCCTGTTCCGTTTCCGATCAAAGGTGAAACATCCTTTTTGGCAAATGATCCAATAAATTCAACTGTCCAAGGACCACCCGCATTGCCCGATACATTTATATGGCCGGTGCCGATAGTTGATAATGCTTCCAAGGCAGAGTCTACGACCGTCGCATTGGCGTCATAAGAGATGTCGGTCGTAGTCTCACCTTCGAAAGTCAAAGTAAAGGTGTCGCCCGCTTCAGCGTCAGTGAGAGTAACGACCTGCTGTGAATTGCCCACAGGCGTGGCAATCACATGGACCTTTGATGGATTATCAATTGGCAGCGTTACTTCTTCGCCAGCTGGGAGCGGATAGCCGGTAACCTCGCTCACGCCCTGAGGTCCCAAATGAATTACGATTGTGTTAGTTGTTTTTGCCCGAACGCGAATGCCTTTATATGCCTTGCAGGCATAGTTGGCAGCCACAATGGGTTTGCTGACAATATCCGCGCCGCCGTGCCCGACGAAAAACTCGCTCACCGATTCTTGCGTAATGTCCATCTTAGTTCTCTTTATTTGCACCTACACCACGAACTCGCGGCGCAGTGGTGTCTTGTAGATCAGTGTTCCTGCTTGTGGCCTTTTCCTCAGTTCCGGCATTTTGATTCACAGACAGATCAGACACTCCACGGGATGCCGGATCACTTGTGGATTGACCGATGCCCTGGGCTTCCGCGATCCTTGCAACTCGCGCCGCATGATCTTCACGAGCCTGCAAATATTCTTTCTCGCCAAAGCCCAAGGCTAACGAAGCGGTTTGTTCGCCGACCAGTCCCGCCTGAGAGGCTTGAATGATCGTGTCGGGATCACTGGTGGTATAAGGCGCGACGTCAATCTCTTTATTGATCGTCTCAATTGTGTCCACGGCCACCTTGCCGCCTAGGAGCGATTGCACCATGCACTTGGCGATCTCCCGCTTCACGGTCTGCCCGGGGACACTATTCATCAACTTGGAGAGTTTTGTGGATTCATCAATCCGATCCGTATCCGTCTTGAGGCTGTAGCGATCCGGGTATTTTATTATTGGGATGGACCTTTGCAGCGGATTTCGCTCTTCGTAAGCTGCCCAAAACTCGGCAATCTGCCGCTCTGCGCTTTCGAGTACCAGGCCGATATAGGATAATCCCGACTCAAGTCCCTGGTTGTCCACTTGCTTCGACTCGGCCGAGGCCCGCGTGGCAAGTGTCATTACTGCCAGGTTGACTAGCTTGCGAATGTCGGCCTCCAGCTTCTCTTGAAGCTCCATTGAGGCTCGCAAGGGATCGGGTGATGGATTTATAAATGCAGGACGCTCGGCCTTGATGTCGTAATACCGGCCTTGCACCACCCCAACCTTCACATTGACATTATCAGCGGCTTGCCCACCAGCAGTGGCCGTGCCATCATCGGTGGCGATTTGTTTCAGGTGGCTGCCGACAGCCCGCCCGTCTTTCTGCTCGGTGTAAAAGGGAAAATTGGCCCGAATTGCATAATTAACATCGCTGCTGACCAGGTTCAAAAGCGCGATTTGATGCTGGCACACGTCCTTGATGAGTGAATCGCCGATATCCAAGAGCACAAACGGAATGCGAGTAAGTTCCAGTTCGATGGGACCGCCGGGAATTCCGTCGGGGTCAATCTCAAGACCATCTTCATTGTAAAATTGGAGGTTGACCTTGCCTTCTTCATTGATCCACAATTGCCGATAACGCTCAACCACCGTTGTTGGTAATCCAGTGGCACCGTCGTATTCCATGCAAGTGTCACGCAAGAGGATTGTTTGAAACTCGGACGGCTCATCGGCCTTGGTGCAACTGAAGGATAGGATGTCCTCAATCTGGTAGGGATAAAGGTATGGGCGAGTCCCCAAAGCGTCACTCATTCGCGTGCCTTGGACCACTGGATTGTCAACGAACACGCCGACTTTTCCCATCACAAGCAGGTTTGTCAAAACTTTTACGCCGAGAAAGACGTTCATCGTTGAGCCACGACGATCGACCCCGCCGTTCAATCCGGCAATTGCTTTCTGATAATTCTGGCTGCCACCGGTGCGCACAATATCTCGTAAGCGCTGGAAAATGGCGTTGCGAATGTCATTGATCGCCGCTTTGGCAAAACCAGGCACAGGTGTAAGCGATTGACGGCTGAGGAAATCGTTTTCGTCCTCCCGGGTGGAGAATTTCTCCAAGTAACGATTCTTAAAGGCATCTCCGCCTTCATAAGCTAATCTCCATTTCTCCCAGTCCCCTGAGCAGGCCAGCCAGGCTGGATGACGAGAGTCGATGATTCGCTTTTTATCAGTCGTGTTAGCCATCGTTACATGAACTTGCTGATATTCTGACCAATCGCTTGTGGGGCGAATGGCAATGCGATTTCCGCGTAGGTTAAGGCGTGTGCATAATGTTCCGGCCCGGTTTCGGCGAAAACGGCTATGGGATTGCCATGTTCATCGCGCTGATAAGTTCGCACTAGATTTTTACAGTGTTCCCTGAACTCCATCGGTATATCTCGGGGCAGCCAAATCCTGGAGGGGCTGCTTTTGAATCGACCGAGCGAAGCCGTGAGCCAATTAGTGCGGTCAACAGTCAGCATCGGTGCCCCGGTCTCCTCTTCGGTAACTGTGATCTCCTTTGCAGTTTGATTCCGCCGATATCTGCACAGGCCCACAAAACCTGGGAATCTCCTGGCAAACCTTCGGGCTTCGTTTATCTGAGGATCGGCATCCACCACGGCGTACATTACCTGCCACTCGCACATCAGTCGGTCAAGAAAATCCCAATCCTCTCCAGCGAATTTCCCGGCCCAAAGCACCTTGCAAATAGCCGCAGCGCTTATGTCCTTGCCTGGCTCTGAGGTAAAGAGCCACTCACACACGACTGCGTGACACACAATCTGTCCCTGATCGGCCCCCAAGGTAATCAAACAATCACCACCACGTGCCGGGCGTAAATCATCCATCGAATGATTTTTCACCGCCCGTTCGATCATCTCATCGGTGACTTTAGCGCCATCACCAATGAAAGGCATACCTAATTTGCTGTTATTGAACTCCTTGGCCGCCCACTCATCCCCAAAACCGCGAAAATAGGCTTCTACCAACTCACCGGGCGTGACTGTGAAGCTGTAGAGTTGATTTATATAAAAGCCCCGCACCTCCGGGTTGGCATTCGCAGCCATCGACTTCCACTGGCCAGATGAAAGGAACTCCGGTTTCGCTTCATGCTCCAACCTTCCTTTGCACTCTTTGCACTTCAGGAACGATTCTTTGCAGCGCACATCGGTTGAATGCTCGCCGAAGATCTCAATGCAGTCTGGCCAAATGAGTTCAGTCCATCGTCCACAACTTGGACAACAAAATACAAAATGCTCTTGTGTTGAACCCTTGTAGAGCTTGTGAATGCCATGATCGGGAACGGTCGGAGTGGAAATACCCCACACATGCTTGTGCAACTGGCCGGACAAACGTTCTAAGGCCAGCCAGATTTGTTTTTGCTCCATCTCATCCACTTCATCCAAGATCAACTCGGACGCAGGGATGTTTTTCAGATTGCTATCACCTCGTGATCCGTTTATAAACAGACTGTTGCTACTGGTCTGTTTAAGGTTGATTGAATTTATGTCCGTGAACATCGCCCGAATATACGGGCTTAGATTCAATGCCGGCACGAACCTGGATTTGCTGAATCGATTCGCATTAAGCGTGGTCGGCAGCACATAAAGCACATCTCGTTTCAGGCTGTCGAGTGTATAAAGCGCCCTGTTGATGGCCACCTCGGTGACACCGAGTTGAGCGCCTTTCATTACATAGTTGAAAGGCGCCCATGAATCATGCAGTTCCTTGACCCACGGGTGATATTTCCAGGAATAAGGTCCTGGAAACGGTTCGCCCATCACACGGCGATGGGATGCCCAACGCGAGCAAGTCGTGAGCGTGCGCGTGGTCATCCCATTGGCGATTGCCCGGGTGAATTCGTCCTGAAGTTTGTGCATCGCTTGTCATGTCAAGGAATCAATCAACGAATCCAATCTTGTCCGCAGTGCCAAAAGTGCCTCACGCGAAGCCCCGGATAACCCAAATTGCATGTAGCCTTCCATCATGCCAATGCACAGGGCTGTTGCAGTTTCGACGTGCTCCCAAATCCTTTTACCCTCGCCTTCGCTCGACAATACTAGATTGATGGTGGTCGGAGGGACCGGCTTTATTACGGGCTGGGGACAATTATGGCAGCGTTTATTTCGCGGTGGCATGAGATTTATACCGCCGCGGTTGCCGCAACCTTGGCCGCCGTCATAGCAATTGGAACTACTACATCAGCAATCTTCTTGGCCTCGGCAAGTTTAGCCTCGATCAAGGCCCGACCTTCGGGCGTTGAGAGTTTCTTATTGAGCATACTGTCAAAAGTCGCCTGGACCTCTTTTATCATGGTCTCGTTGCCCGCTTTTAGCACCGTGGATAGGTCGTGCAGCTTTTCCAACAGGCCATTGGCGTCAGCGATTACAAATTCATCGAGGGCATCGGGAATGATTCGCATCCCGATCTCCCGCAAGGCCACCGACAAAGATTGAATGGCCCGTTTCTTAACAGCCAATTTATCGTTGCCGACAAACAGCAATTTGCCGGCCTCGGTGCCGACCAGAATACAACCCAAAACCACAAGCACCCACATGAAAATACTCATTTTCTATGTCTCCAATTGTTAAGACTTGGCCTTTTGAGCGATTTTATCTTGTAACTTTTTCCACTGGCCAATGCCGATGCCGACTACTAAACCTGCAATGCAAGCAGCGATGCCAATTATGGTTGAATTTGAACTATCAGGTTCAACTGCCGGAGTATCAGGAGTATCGGGAATAATTGGTTCCGGGGCCGGCTCTGGTGTAGGTTCAGGGGCTGGCTGGGGCGTCGGATTGCTGTGATTGCGACGCCAGGGCAGGATTTCTTTCCTATCACCTGTTCCATTCGTGGCATAATTCACAGCATCCGAAATCGCGGCATATAATCCCTCGGCCGTCATGGGTATCTGATTTCCGCACACTTGATAAGCAATCACGCCTTCAGCGTTTTGCACTCGTACACAGGGTAAAGCCGTAATTTTCGCACTGCCCTCATTTGTGGCGTAGCGTTCCTTGTACACGGCGCTATCAGTCGTCACAGGATGAAAATGCGCGCTGGTCTTCAGCGATTTCATTTTTTGTGTGTTGTCGAACCAACCAAGCACTTCCTGATAACGGGCGTCTTTTCCATCGCCGACAACTGAAATGTGCCATTTCGCCTGGTCCTGCGGCAGATTCACGACATGTTCTTTGGCAAGAACGCCAAAATCTTGTGCAAAAGCTACGGACGATGCCAAGAGTGCCACTAAAAACACAATGTTGCGCATAGAAATCTCCCGAATTAAGAGGAAATTAAGGTAAAGGAGCCGCCGGAGAATACACAGGCGTTACAGCCCAGCCGTATGAACTTTTCCATTCGGCTAAAAAAGACTCTCGAAGAACCCACAAGAATTTATCAATGTGATTGTTGTCCAAAAGACAAGCATATTTATCATCAAGCGCCACAAGATCGACCATGTGAGCTCCGCCCATCACGGTGACGCCCGCACCGCGGCGAGTTTTTATCGCCCATTCCAAGAAATCCACGTCGCCGTTTGTGGTGTAGGCATACCTGATCCCAAGTTTGTTCATCTTGGCATTGTGATCTTCGGGATATTCACCGCCGCTGTAGGTTTTCCGCACTTTGTCGGCAAGTTCATTCTGTCCCTGCCATCTAAGCAATGGGATGGTGGAAGCCCAAACACAACTGCCACCACCCCAGTTTTGCTCCCTTAACGCCAATGGAATATTAATTGTCGGGCGTTCAGGTGGATATATTTTTTGTAACAGCCGAAATGTCGGTTCAATTCCGTTTACTGCCGCCAAAATCAATATGAAACCAATAATGATTCTTCTCATTTAAGTCTCCAAGCCTTTAGCAGTATTTCATGCCGACGAAGATGCCTTACAAGATGATTGGGATTCCAGCGGGAAGCATTGTCAGTTGGCATGATGCCAATATTGGCGTATGCGGCGGCCAGCCATTCTGAACAATAGATGCTGTTCAAATCCTGCTGCCGGAACAACGACTCGATGTATGACAAGCCAATGCCCGCCGATCGCATCGCCCCTAGTTCGTCGTAGGGCGTGTGGATCGTCTCCATCAAGAACTGCGTGAGGCGTTTTTTCTCGCTTTCATACAGTTCCCTGTATAAGGGATAATGCCAAATTTTCCCTTGGTACGACTTGATAACTGCATCAAGCGTATGGGCTTGAGTTCCATTGAACGGAAGGCCTGCAATTTCACAAGGCAAGCCGTCGAGAGTCGTGGACTCGAAAAGCAAAAGACGGCCATCCGCGGCCTCGCCCATTATTCCCACATGACTGATGCCCCAACGAGGCAGCCCGTAAGTGGCGATGTTAACAAGATCGCTTATAAACGAGTTGCCGCTAAAGGCGATTAAATCGCCAGCTTTGATATTGGGCGCAATATTTTGTTGCCGAAAAAACATCGGTTTGCAGGAAAAAAGAAATATTCGCTGAAATGAGCGTGTAACAGAGGCAGTAAAGGTTACTTGTGCAACTTCTACAGTGTCTTAGCCTCATCGGTCCGGCGCTTGGTAGTTGCCGTGATGCCCCTGTGCGGATTATTGATGTACTGTGAGACAGTCATGCCTGCCCTTTTGGCTTGGGCAGTTAAAGCACCGGGATGCTTGATTGAAGCCGGAATCCAATCCTTTGCCATTTTCTAAATTCTCATCGAGAAGTAGCTGCGTCACTTTAGATAGCCACATATAGAAGAGAAAAAAATAAAGAATTTGAGCCAAAATCTGTGAAAAATATATTGACGCGGCAAATCAAGATTAGGCGAAATACAAGGTGAGTTATTTGATATTCACCTTTTCCGCGAAAGAAAAACCATGACGATCATATTGTTAACTGATCTATTGGCTGTGCAGACGGGAAGACCGTTTCATATTAACGACCAAGTAAGGAGGGGCAAGAGGCATATATTGCAGCCGCACTTGCAGCTTTCAAAAGACAGTATATGCCGATAGTGAATATCATTCGACAGGCGATGAAGTGTGCCCAGACAGACCCATAAGATCATTTTTCATCTTCTGCCGAATGTCCTCTTGAAGAGGCGGTAAACCCTCGATTACGCTATTAATTTCCGTTACCGTAATAATTCGATCGATCCTAGCTTCATCATCGCGAAGCCAAGGGAAAGCCTCTTTCAAGGTTGGTCCGGTTCCAAAATTAGTCATGTAAATATTTTACCATATCTTTTGGAAAACGATCGATCTATTTTTGGTGTAAAAATGTTAATTGTGTGGCCAACGATATTTGCCATGCTAATCGCCTGCGCGAAGTCGGGATGTTCAAAAAGTTTCAT